CGAACGGCAACATCGGCGCGCCGACGTACAAGATCCTCCACCAGTCCACCCTGGACAAGTTCTTCCAGAACTTCCCGATGCTCCGACGCTACTACAAGGAAGCGAAGGGGGAGATTGAGCTTCCGACCGGCGGGAGGGTGTACTGCCGATCCTTCGACCAGCCGCTCGGGGCCGAGGGCATCACGGCCGACTGGGAATGGCTGGACGAGGCGGGGCAGATGCCCAGGCTCGCGTGGACGATAGCCAAGTCCCGCGTGGCCATGACGGGCGGCCAGATATTCATAACCACGACCCCGTACTTCCTCAACTGGCTGTACGAAGAAGTCTATCTTCCCTGGAAGCGGAAAGAGGACCTGCGGCTCGCGGTCTATACGTGGGCGTCCATCGAGAATCCCTATTTCTCCAAGGAGCATTTCGACGCGGAAAAGAAGCGCCTGAGCGCGGAGGAGTTCACGAGAAGGTATTGCGGCGAGTTCGCCAAGATGGAAGGGCTCGTCTACGACCTTCCCGCGGAGCAGATCATCCCTCCGAGGCAGATCAACGTGAAAGACGTGATCCTGGGTTTGGACTTCGGCTTCAACAATCCCGCCGCGGGCATCGTCATCAAGATAGATTCCGACAACGTGTGGTACGTCACGGACGAGTACTACGAGAGCGGGAAGGTGCAGGACGAGATCGAGGACGCTTTACGGAAGCTCCAAAAGGAGACGAACTTCCGGGAAGTCTACCCCGACCAGGCCGAACCCGACCGCGTGGAGGCCATGAAGCGCCACGGGTTCTATACGCGCGAGGTGGACAAGAACGTCGTCCTGGGGATAGACAAGGTCCGCGAGCTCATCCGCAAGAAGCAGTTCTACGTCTTCAACGCCTGCAAGAACACCCTGGACGAGTTCAACACCTACCGCTACGACCCCGAAAAGCCCAAGGAAGAGCCGATCAAGGAGAACGACCACTGCATGGACGCCATCAGGTACGCGGCCTACAACCACGGCAGGACCTTCGCCATGCCCAAGCCGACCATCGGCATCATCAAGCCCTACCCCGGCATGCCCGCTTGACAAGTTACGCACAGGCTTTACACGCGCCGCCGGAACCCTATCATTCAAAGTAAGCAATGGTAAAACCTCTCACAATAGACGTAATCCAGAAGCATCAAGAATCTGACCGGCGTTGGAGGGAACGGAGACATACACAATGGACCCAGTCGTACACTCTATATCGGGACACCGTCGTTCTCAACCGCCTCACCCAGCGCCAATCGGTCAACGTCCCCTACATGAAAGGGACGTGGAAGACCTACGCGATGCAGACGAACTGGCCGGTGGACAATTACTACGAGGACAAGGGCAACGACAAGCAGAAAGAGATATTCCTGAACGAATACTGGACCGAGTGCCTGGACCGGCTCCGGGCCGACATCCTTGAGGAAGTGGACCGCAAGCAGGAGTGGCTCTACGGCCGCAGTTTCATGAAAGTGAACATCATCGACGGCTGGTTCCACATGGAGGTCATCGACCCGCAGGACGTGCTCCTCGACCGCTACATGAGCCCGTGGGACATCCAGAGCGGCCGCAGGGTCACGCACGTCGGTATCTTCAGGACGCTCTCGGACGTGGAGCGGAATCCGCTGTACGACCGGCAAGCCGTCACAAGGCTCAAGGAGTTCTTCACCACCCAGACCGGCCTCATCATCGCGGGCCAGAACTCGCTCATCGCCGCGGACAAGGCCCAGCGGATGCTCGACATGGGCGTGCCGGACGTGCTCGTCCCGATCCTCGGCGAGACCTACGTGGAGCTGAACGAGCTTCAGGTGAAGATATGGGACGAATCGGAGAAGCGCGACGTCGTCATGGTGGTCGTGACGGCCAACGGCAACGAGATACTGATGCAGAAGCCCCTGGAGGACATCCTCGGCATCAACGAGTTCTCATGGGCGTCATGGGCGGGAGACGTGGAACGGACGGATTCCTGGAGCGACGGCGGCGCGGACGTGGTGAGGCCCCTGAACCTCGTGGCCAACGCACGATGGAGCCAGAAAGTGGAGAACGGCACGCTCGTCAACTTCGGCATGAACTTCTACGACGCGACGGCCAAGGAGAACTGGACGCCTGTGGGATACGAGCCCGCCCCGTTCGGCTTCTATCCCCTTCCAGGCCCTCCGAAGGAGGTTCTCCAGGCCGTCGCCATCCCGGAAATGGCGGACGTGTTCGACGAGCTGAACTGGATCAAGGGGGAGATACAGTCCGCGACCGCCGCCACGGCGACCGACATGGGCGAGGAAGAGCCCGGCTCCGGCACCCAGACCGCGCAGGAGATACAGCTATTGGCCCAGAAAGCCACGGAACGGGCGCAGAACGTCAGCAAGTACCACAAGCGCTATTGGGAGGACATCGGCAACCTTTTCGTGGCCCTCGTGATGGCCAACTACGCGGACATGGAAAAGCCGGTGCTCCACAAGAAGAGCGCCCGCGGAAATTATTACAAGAAGCTGTTGGACCTGAAGGACGCCTATTCCAAAGAAGGCTACAAGGTGAAGGTCGGCTCCAAGGCGGACAAGGAGGCCGACAGCATCAAGGCCATCCAGAAGATGCAGATCGGCGTCTCGCAGTTCCCCAACAACATGCCCCTTCAAAAGATATACCAGTCCAAGGTGGCCGATTGGATGGGCCTGACCCCGGACGAGAAGAAGGAAGTCATGGACGCCTCCAACGCGCAGCCGCAGGGACAGCCCATGGGTCCGTCTCTGCCCGCCACGATGCCCCCCGCGCCCGCAGGACTTCCGAGGACCGCCCCGAACCCCGCCCAAAGGCCATCGCTTCCCATGATGCCCGCCGCCGCCAATGCTTGACGCCTTATTGCAAAAACTCGGCCTTCAGAGCCCCGACGAGCTTACCGAAGCGGAACGGAAGACCTACCAGCAATGGGCGCAGATCCTCTCGAAAACCGACGTCACGATCGAGGACCTGAAGAAGATTCTTCCCATGGAGCTCGACCGCGCCCATTCGGAGCTTCGCAGTTTCAATAATTCGAAGGAAAAGGACATGTTCTACAAAGCCTACGCCGAGCTCTGCGGCAACATCGGGAAGATCATCACCGCCCCGCAGCAGCAGCGCGAGCAGCTCCGCACCTTTCTCAAAAACAAGTTCGGCATAGAATAAAGGTCGTAACCATCACCACACCAATGGAACAGACATGGCAGGAAAGGCTCGCGGAGATACTCGCGAAAGAGCCGTCGGGAGTAACCCCCGGCGACGCGGAGTTCCTCCGGGCGCGGCGGTCCTACCTTACGCCCGACCAGGCGAAGACGTACGCCGCGGTCCTCAATCCCGAAGTCGGAGTTGACGAGTCCGAGAAGCAGTTGGAAGCGGAGAAGCCCAAGAAGAAAAAGAAAGACGAGTAGTTCGTTCACGGGTTGCGTTATATCGAGCGCGGCCTATCATAGAAATTAAGCCAAACCCCGAAAGGGACGGCACCAAATAAAATGCCAGATCCAAACCTCCCCACGGAGACGGAAACAGTAAAGCAGCCCGCTTTAGAGGCTGCGGAGCCCGCCAAGCCGACTCCTCCCGCAACCGATTACGAGAAGAAATTCGCGGAATCGACGAGGGAAAACCAGCTCCTCCGCGAGCGCATCGCTCAGGAAGAACGGGCTCGGCAGGAATTGACAAAAGAACCAACCGATTCGGAACTTCGGACGGCTTTCCCGGAATGGGAAGGACTCACGGATTTCGAGAAGCGAATGGCGCGCGCGGCCTTCAACGCACAGCGCACGGCCGCCAACGCAGCCAACGCCACGAAACAAATGCAAGAGGAACGGGAATGGAGCACGAGCATCGAGCTCGCCTCCTCCGACCAGGCCCTACAGGGCCGCGAGCAGGAGTTCAGGCAGTTCGCTTCCAAGCCGCAGTATAGGAACGTCCCCATGGACGTCCTCATCGCGGCCTTTCTCCAGAAGAACGGAACCCCGCAGCCTCCCAGGACGACGCCCCGGCCCGGCCTAGAAACCGGCACGGGCGGCCCGAAGACACCCGATAAGCCCAAGACCCTCGACGCCGACGAACTGAAGATGCTCCGCAAAGCCGACGAAAAGGCTTATGTGCAGTACATCAGGACGCACGACATCGACGTGGACTAGGCAGTCGACGGTTGGGGAACCACAGTAAACCCCAACAATGGCAACATATCCTACTAAGTTAGCGGAAGCCTTCTCCTCGAAGGTCACCCGCGAACTTTACGCAAGAGCATTGTTTGATGACATCGTGAATCGCGACTATGAAGGCGAGATCACCGGCGTGGGTTCTATCCTCAACATCCTGAACCTCGGGAAGTTGTCGGAAAAGACCTACAACGGCGCGAACCTTTCGGTCGATGACAT